AGTCGCCCCGAATAGACGGGTCTTTGTTCTGAATCTTTCTTATGATTGTTTGCTCAAAAACATCCGCCGCCTGATTGAAATTCTGAGCGCGAAGCAAATCAATTTTCTGCTTTGCCTCATCCACCTCTCTCCGAATATTTGTGTTCGGAGAAAGCATACTTGTGAAATCAATTGCCATTATAGATAGGTTTTATTGTTAATATACGACAGGTTCTTTGACCGCTGCCGCACCAGCAGTAGACGCGGCAGACACTGGAGGAGCAGCAGCACGGTTGGCGGCAGCTTGACGAATGCCCATTTGCTGGGACTGCAATAACATGTTTAGAGTATTTTCGATCTCACTGCCAATAGTTGACGCATTGATCCCTTGTTCATAAAGGCTAATGTTCGGATCGTTAAGCAATGCTTTCTGTGACTGGAGTTGTTCTGCCAATCCCGGCATTTTATCTCCAAAAAGATTAATTGCCGAGTCAATTCGGCTCTCGGTGGATTTCTTCAACGCGTTGATTTGCGATGCTTCCTTCTTTTTTTGGGTGTAGTCTTCAGCTAGCCCTTTAATGGTTGAGCCAATCTGGCCTCCAATGTTAGCCATGCTCTGACCTTGAATGTCAGCAGCGCGGGTGAAGCCTGAGTAGTCCTGAACAAACAGGCGCGGGTCAACGGATGATCCTAATAGTGCCATAATTTAGTCTTTCATGTAGCTGAGTTTTTCTTGGTCCGCCCAAGGGACAAGAGATGAAATGTTTTCAATAGTCATATTGAGTTTTGGACAGGGAACAAACTTAGGGGATTCTGGATTACGATTGACGCATCGAGTGCATGCGTGAACATAATCAACATTATGGAGTTTGTCCACCTTCTCGCCCCAAACGCCATCTAGTTTTTCGTAACGGTCTGAATCGTATGGGACATTGTTACTTTCAATGTATTCCCAGATATCCGCATGAGTCCAGTCTCGAAGCGGGAACATCATGGTCGCTTGCTCCATAAGCACTCTGGATTCAACCCGTGTTCCAGCGTCTCCACCAAGAATTGGATCAGAATCGCAACCTTTGTGGCCGATCCATAAACAATCAAATTCAGGGACTTCAAGATAGTGTTGTTTTGGACGCTTAAGGATATCCAAGGCACAAACAAACTTATCGTCACTTGTCGGTTCAGTGATTCCGGTTGGGCAAGTAAGGATTGTTGAATTTACCCTATAATGATTCTGGACCTCCCATTCGTCCCCTTCTTGTTGAAAAGCAGACTGATATGGATGCCATGAGTAAACAAGCAACTCCCAGTCTTGGATGATCTTATCGTGAAACTTGTATTTAGATGGTTGCCATGGTTCACGAAAAAATACCAATGGCAAATCAATTCTCATATCACGCATGATATGCAACAATACCATGCTATCCTTGCCTCCAGACCAACAAATCATTCCTTTTGGGAAGTGTTTTGCGCCAGATGCAATTAGCTCTTTTGTTTTTTCAAGTTTTGTCATTAAATAAGTGCCGCTCCTGCTGCTGTGCCACCCATTGCACCAAGTCCTCCTGCAATACCACCAACAGCAGATCCAATACCACCAAATAATCCTGATGAATAAGATGCTTGAGATTGTGCATTAGCGGCTTGAGCTTGAAGCATGTTTTGTCTTTGGGCTGCTCCAAGGTTAAGTCCCGTGTCTGGGTTAATCAAGCCCGGAGTCCCGCGACCGATTTGACCCATGCCCATTCCAAGCATTTGTTGACCAGATTGATATGAGAGCGGTTGTTGACTTAGCAGAGCAAGCCCCGGTTGCGTGTAAAAGCCCTGAGCGGCGTTATACGATTGGTTGGCAGCTTGAGCAGCTTCAGCGCGTTTACGAGCCATAACGTCCTCACGCCCCATCGCTTCGCTGACAATGCCAAGGTTTCCTCCAAGTCGGCCAGATGCTTGAAACCCTTCACGCGCTTGTTGCTCGTATCCCCGACGCTCTTCTGGAGTTACGCCTTGTGCTGATGCCCTAGCGCGTTCAGCTTCCTGAGAGAAGCCTTGAACCACTGCCGCTTGTTCTGGCGAAAGACCCTCCATAACACCACGGGTAAGCGGTGCTTGACCAGCCATTTGGCCTAGTTCGCCTTCACGCGCTGCTCCCAGTTGTTGACCCGCTTCTTGCGACGCCATCCGGCTAAGCCCAAACAAGCCTTCCTGACCACCAACGCCACCTAAAAAGCTAGAGATGTCTCCAAGGTTCAGCTTTTGAAACTCTGGACGAAACTGCTTTTCAAATCCAAGAACTTGCGGAAGCGCACTACCATAAGCTGATACGAATTTTCCAATGTCAGCACCATAATCTGCTTTTGGTGCTTCGACTTTTTTAGGCTTACTTCCCATGTTCTTGTATTATTTGAGTTTTGAGTAAAATTGCTGCATGTCGTATGACCTTATCCGAGGAGAATTCTTAAATTCACGCCGGAATGCGATGTATTCAAAGTCATCGCGGAACTTTCTAAGAGCTTTCCGCATGTCACCAGCGCACACGGTGACAAAGAGTGTGTTGGAATGGTGAATTTCACAGGCTTGATCTGGAGATTCTTCTTGCGAGTAGAAACACATAGCGAAGCTATCGGCATCAGAAACGACAATGCCAAAGCATAAGTGCCAATACAAAAGTTTGTGAAAGTCTTCGCCATATATCTGTGCTGCTTTTTCAAAGTGTTGGTTCACTTGTGTTTATTGAAATACAACAAAATTATAATTTGTTGAATTATATGCGCCCCCGTCTAATTGTCCTGTTGATATAGTGAATGTAATGCTATTGGTAATACTCACAAAACAATTTGTTGCAAAGGAAACTCCCGCTGAGTGCGTTGCATTAGCCACGACACAATAAGAACTGTTTGCCATTGCTGTTGTCATTACTACCGTAAATAATCCAGTTGCTGTTCGGGTAATGGATGCGATATTACCAGCCTTAATTGGAGTTATTGGTGACGCAGCAGTTCCATCAAATGCTCCGTATGCTCTGGCCCCGAAAATTGGCGCGGTCCCTGCTTGCAAGCCATCAAGTTTTGCGGCAGTCACGTTTGCGTCTGCAATCTTTGCGGTAGTAACATTGGCATCGAGAATCGCCGTTGTGGTAACTGCGTTTGCTGCAAGCTCGTTTGATGTAACACCGCCAGCAGCAACAAGGAGTTTTCCACTAGCAATAGAAAGCGTCGAGTTAAAAACAGCAGTAGCCGTAATCGTGCTTTGATCGAGGATGTTGTTCATCTTCGTGCTAGTGATTACGTCGGTAGCCGTGAAAGTGTAATTCGTATCAATTGCGCCCATACTTTATCTCTGTGAAATGATTTGTCTGTTGGTGACTGAACCAGCTACCTTTACTGAGTTGACCTTGGGTGATCCGATAGTTCTTGTCAAGATCATTGTTCCTGTGAAGCCCCTGATGCCACCCAACCTACACCGGATGCTTGCCGTCTCAGCCTCAGTAGCCGTGCTAGGTGTAAGCAACCCACCAAGCAAAGTTGTAGTTGTGCCTATGGATTGAGCGTCGTCAGGATCTTCGGCTGCAAACGCAATGTTGTATTCCGAGTTTTGGCCGGGAAGAGACTGGATATTAATCTGCGCGTCGGTAAACCGCTTGCGTTCCATCGTATTAAGGTCGTATCCCCTAGTTGTAAGAGACGCATTGATTGTTGGGGACACAACAGCCGCAGAGTTGTCCACGTTTAGAATGTCATTGGAGCTTTCGGATGCTTCGATTTGATGCAACCCGCCATTGGATGTCACCGCATAGATGTTGTTCCTCTCGCTTGCACTACCAATTACGAAGTCTTTAATCAAGAACCTAGAATCACCAAAGGTATCCAGTGATTCCCACCCTTTATTTAGGAAGTTATACACCAAAATGGCGTTGTTCCCATAAGAATCACCCGCACCCGGAACTGAATCAAGCGGGACAGCAAGGTAATACCTGTTTTCAAACAAGATTCCCACTGCTCTGTCAGAGTAGTCAGCGTTGATCCGGTCGATATACGGCTGAATGTTCTTGGAAAGCGGCTCTTCAGTGCCTCGCAGGTTGTAATCGTTAAGGAACTCAATCCCATAAACGCCATCGTCAGATAAGAACAGCATTGCATTGCCACGCATGACAACAGATTTGCGGGCTAGACATCCAATCTCAGATGTAAGCTCCTTAACGGTAACGTCCAGAAGGCTTCCCAGCGTTCCCTTAACAAGATGAAGGCTGTTCCGGTTAAGAACAACCAACCCGTCGTCATAGAAGCCGTGCATTGCAACAACAAAGTCTGCTGTCCCACCACTGACACGGAATTGGTTCTCGATCTGGTCAAATGTAGTAGTGTCTAGAATATCTGATACGGATATTTCATCGGTAATCTTGCGGCTAGTGTATACTGGCACATCGTAAGTCCCAGATTGGTCGTAATAGAACGGAACCCACAGCCTGCGTTGGAAATGAACACCCCAAGGTGCGCCGGGCTGGTGCATAAACCCACCACCTACGCTAAATCTTCCACCGAACTCAAATGTATCAGCCGTAGTGTTTGTATTGTAATCTCCGACTGGCGCATACCACTTGATTGTGGTAGTTGTTGCCTCTACAACTTGATATTCTTTGCCAACCATTTCGGCAAAATCGGGAGTTGTTGCTTGACGAACAATAATAACATCTCCGACCTTAACCGTAACATTGCCAGTTACTGTTGCAGTTACGATTCCGCCGACCACATCTACGTATCTTTCCGTGATATTAAATGTCTGTGGCTGGGTGTAAGCCCCTCCGGGAGATAGCGTGAATCCATCAGTAGCCGT